TAAGTATCCAGATCCGGCAAAAGAAGACGCGTCATTCCATTGGAATTCTCCGGAGTTTCCGACTGGGGATCCTCCTCCGCCTCCGCCTCCGCCTGATGAAGCTGTCAAAATCAGATTATTATTAGCGTCAAGCGCCAAATAACTTCCATCCCCGCCTCCGGATCCTGATCCCGGGGCTGCTGACGATGATCCCAAATATTTATAAGACATAATTTAAACCCTCAATATACATGCCACTTATCTACCCCATTTGAAATCAAATTAACCGAAGCATACGCGGTGTCAATTAAGAGGTGTGCCTCTGCATCGATGTTGGATGAGCCAAGTATTACAATTGCAGATGTGCCCCCGGGAGCGGCGAGTCCCCTAGTGTCCTTAACAATGACGCCTGTGCCGGCACGGAAGTTACTAGCTTCGGGAAGCAAGACATATTGCAGACTTCCAAGTGTTAAATCCACTCCGAGAAAACGATCAGAAGGAGTAGGCACATAGGGATCAAGCGCAACATGATTGGGCAACATTTTAAACGCAAAATTCACTCTTTTTCCTCACAGGTATTAATATAGATACCATTTATTGCCGCCATCAGATACTACACTAACAGAAGCATATGGAATGTCAATTATAATTGATGTTTGACCATCGATTGTATCCGATCCGCCACGCGAAACTGTGATGGCATTATTATTAACATTGCCAACTATATCTTTAATGATCAAGACAAACCCGGAACGTACAGTCGCAGCAGGTGGAAGCTGAACTGATGCAACGTCATCTGCTGTTCCAACTCCAATAACATGATCTGCTGCGGTTGCTGTTGTGGAAATGTCATTTATTTCCCTATAGGCAAATTCCATTTTTTCTACCTCAAATAAAAATTCACGCGGATTTGGTCTTTGTGCTACAATATAAGCCTTATCTCCAAATGGCGGTGAAGGACAAACATTTTGTGCTGTTGCGGACTTTGCTGTAAACGGAATAAGCGAAAAAGGGATTTGATCTACTGATTTTCCCCTCTGTGCGCTTATATTCGCAGTTGTTTGAATCACAAAATTGCTGTCTGTGTACTTTCTTGGCATTATTCACTAATTCCAGAACCTGTAAGAGCGAACATTCTCTGTGTATCGATTCTTGTCAATTCGGCAAAAAGTTGGAAGCCAGTTGCGTTTCCGGCATCTCCGTTTGAAATATAAATTTCCTTACATTTCACATTCATCGTCAGGGCATCTTCGTTGGAATTCATCTCCCAATAATTCCTTGAAGTAGTCGCCATACTGCCAGTGGAAACAAAATGCACCCTCACCAGACCGGTGCTCCCGGACTGCGCTACTGTAATCGCTTTTGTGACCATTGGAAAAGAAATTTGCACTTCTTCTAATGTCGCCAAATTAGAGGCAGTCATGTATGGTATGCCACTTACCTGATAAGAGCCAACATTGCCAATACCAGCATCATAATATTTCCACGCCATTTTTATTCTCCTAACCTAATTCCTATTATTAATAAATAGTAACTACAATGTTATAGTTTATTCAAATTCTCCAAGATATCTTTGAATCATCTTTCTTTGCTTTTTATTTTCTCGATCTTGAGCCCTCTTTGCCCTCTTTCGTTTTTCTCGTCTTTTTTCAGAAGGTGGCACATATCTCATTCTGTCTCTTGCTTCTTCGATAATCTTTTCTTTTTTGCATTTTTTTATAAATCTTCTTATTAGTCTCTCTGCTGATTCATTCTTTCTTTGCGTCACACTAACATTTGTTGCCATAATAAATTCCTATTATACTAATCTTTTCCAATTTTTCATACCGGGGAGATTCGAAATATCAATTCCTGCATCATGAGGCTGTTGACCTGACAGTGGGCTTTGACCAGAACTTTCTGCCGCCATAGGAGTTGTGTTCTCAAAAATATCTACTCCCCCCAAATTTTGAGTACCGATGGAATTCAGCAGTTTTTTTCGTGCATCTCTATTCTTTTTCTGAGCGTCTTCTTTTCTTTCTTGTTCAAAAAGCTTTGTTTGCTTTTCTTCTTTTAAAACTTTGGCGTTTGTTAAGCCCACAGCAGTTTCTTGAACAATTTTAGAAAGCATTCCCTCTTCCAAAAGAACTTCCCGAATACAATCTTTGATCATTGGTTTAATGATTCTTTTTAATTCGCTGACTTTCATTTTAATCCTCTAAAATATCTCTAATGAGAGAAGTGATTTTTTTATTTTTTCCCTCTCGCAAAGAACTTTTATTTCCCTCTTGAAAGAGAAAGGCTCCCGTTGTCGAAGGTTCTTGCACAATATCAAAACAAATAAGTTGAAAATCATCTTCAACCAAAGTTTTTCCTTGACTTTCTCGTACCGAGCCCAATCCACGGGAAGAAATGCCCAATTTTACACCGCCTTCAATAAGAGCACGGAGAGTTTGTCCGGCCGGAGTATCCAAAACTTGAAGTTTTCCCTTGACATTATCCCCATCCCACCAGCAATCTGTAACTTTGTGAGACACATTTCTTAAATTTACAACCGAATCATCAGGATGATCTAATTCCCCAACGGCACGACCCTCTTGAATTGTTTGAATATATTTTCCCACCTCTCTTTCGAGAATTACTCTAGGATAAACTCGGCCATTGCCGTTAAGTTTATCTGCGGCTTGAATAACGCCAGACAAAAATAGAGCATTACTTTCTTTGACCATCTTTTTTTCATGCTCGGTAAGCAGATCATCGCATACGCCATTTGGGCAAAGTTCAAAATATTCTCTTAAAACTTTTTTTGACATAATTTTTTCCTCATTGCGCTGGCGTTACCAGCGCGACTATACACCCTGTTTTACATCGCCTAACTGGCTGAAGCTTCCACTTTCGATTCCACATTCTCTTATCTCCTCTCTATTTTAAAACCATTGTCATCAAACACATTACATAATACATAAGAAGTACCAGAACTCAGGCACCCCAAGCAAAAGCAATTAACCACATTCACATCAAAATTAAATAGTGTGCAAAATGGATTAATCAAACATAAAAATACACCAATCCAGAATCCAATACACATTGGGCAATGAAAAAATTTATAATCTGGACGGATTTTATTAAAAATGGAACCGAATACCACAATTTGCGTCATTCCATAAGCCACGAGAACAAAATAAATTAAATTCACCCGTCCTCCCGCTTCTGTGACTCATAAACATAGGGTCTATAGCCATAGCCATAACCATAATATTTACTAGGCGGTAGCGATCCTTGTTGGTCTCTGTGGGGAACTTCGCCAAGTTCAGTGGAGTGCTCTGCATCCGGATGGAGAAGTGAATCATCATAATCTTTTTCAAAATCATCAATAACCTTGAAATAAGGTTCCTCTTTTTTTAAAAAATTATAAATTTCTAACATGCAAATGCTTATATTGTCCATCGTTGCTTCTTTTGGCTCTAACAACTCCCCCAATAGAGAATTTGCTACATTCCCGGAGCGAATGGTTGAACGATCCATAATACCCTTGTTCACAAGAAAGGACAGAAACCGATCTTGAGATTCATAAGCTTCTGTGCCGAAATCCTTTTTTGGAAATGTTATGACCTTGCTGGTTTTTTTATTAATGAGGATATCCATTTCTGGATGTTTATCAAACAAAAAATCACCATTCAAAGTTTTATAACCATCTAGGGTAACTTCGGCGTGGAAACCCGGATCATCTAATTTGATTTTAAACTTCATTTTTGTGGATCTCGCTTATAAGCTCTTGAACTTTTAAAATTTGCAAAATCATAGTTTTATCAATGTTTTTAGTTTTATTAATTGCTAGAGATTCCTGAACCAACTTAAGCTGCTCTCTGGTCTCATCACATTCTTCCAATTTTTGAGCTTTTTTAAGCTGCTTTCCCAAACGATCAAGTTCTTCCTCTAAATAAACCACCAAACCCGCTTTATTATCTGCAAAAGAAAAAAGATAATTCTTTATTAAATCTTGTTGCTCTTCCAACAGAGTATTCCCATATTTTTCATTAAACTTTTGAAGGAAGATGTTGAAAGACAGATTATCTACTCGTTTCATTTCAATTTCTGCTCTGTCTTCTGTGATCATTGACTTAATGATGTTATTTTCTAAAAGAACTTTATTTTTCACAGAAACATTATGATTAAAAATCTGCGAGAGGGTTGCTAAATTTTTATAATTTGGTAAAAAGTGATTAAACGCCGTTTTTCCCAAGCTCTTATTGATAAAGTTAATAAGGCTAGTCTGTTCATTAAACAGTTCTTTGTCATCGACATCCACATGTCTTTTAAATTTTGCTTCTGTGAGAAGTTTCTCGGCATTGCGGGGCGAAACACCTTGTGTTTCATAAATTGCTCTATAAGAATCCAAATCTTTTTGGAGGTTAGTTCCTTTTTTAAAAAATTTAACCAAGATTCCCTCTATGAGTTTTTTTCTTTTAGGCTTTTTTTCGACTATTGCCAATGTAAGCTCTTTGATTAAAGACTCATAAAGAAAAGCGGTGTTTCTTTTCTTATTATGTTTGAGTTTACTTGTTTTCATCTTCATTCTCCAATTGAGAAATTAAATCATTAATCTCTTCGTTTGAATTTAAAATTTTAATTTCCTCTTTTGAGTAATTAGCTTCAAGGTTTTCATAAATACCTTTCCCTGCACGACTTAATGCATTTAAACTGGGATATACATTTTCTCTCGATGTGCTTGCAAGGCGATCTGAAAATTGTTTTTTCATTGATTTCTTTTTCGGAGCTAAATGTCGCCTTTTATCTAGTTCCTTCGCTACAGGCTTATACCACTTTCCTTTAGACCTAGGTGTCGTTGTCATATCATCTCTCTTTCCGGGGGCTGCCAGCAACATTTCTTCTCCGCCGCCTGCTGCCTCTTCTCCTCCTAGACCAAGATCTTCTTCTCCTCCTAGACCAAGATCTTCTTCTCCTTCAAGCCCCAATTCATCTTCTCCTTCAAGCCCTAATCCTGCTTCGTCACCGCCGGCCTCTAAGGCGCCCTCTTCGGCTGCCGCTTCCTCCGCAGCCTTTTCAAGATCCGCAGCGAAAATCTTGTCAAAATACATTTCTCTTTGATTTCGAATCGCATCTGCTTCAGAAAGACTAAAAATCTTTTCGGCAATCCATCTTTTGCTGAAAAAGCCTTCGGTTGCAGCGGCGGCGATATCAAACTTGGTTCTCCAATATTCTAATTCTTGAAGCTCTGCAATTCTTGATGGATTGTTTAAGCGCAACTTAAAAGAAATAAGATCTTTGTTTTTAAAGCCCAATGTATAAAGATGGATAATACCAATCTTTTCTAATTCAGCAACGATGGATCTTTGCAACCTCTGTATTGTCCTTGCAAAGCGGATATCCTTTTGAGCTAACGCCGAATGATCTTCTGATTCTTCCCCGGCAACCAAATAAGCCGCAGGAATTTTAAGGGCTGCAAATAGCTTTTCTCTTAAATACTTTACATCATCAATATCACCGGTATATGCTCCGCCAGCCAAAGAAGAAACATCGGAACCGATGCCATTTCTAACTGGAATAAAATAATCTTCTTCAACACTCAAGGGATTATAACGCAAATCTACACGACCGGTATCCGGATCAATGACTTGATTTCGTTTCATTTGCGTCATAACACGCTGAACATATTGCTCTACGTCCTGTGGAGGAATATTTCCAACTTCGACCTTAAAAACTCTTCTTTCGGGAGAACGAACAATACGATAGGACATCATAGCGTCTTCAATAAGCGTCAATTGACGAAAGATGCGGCGAGCGGGCTCTAAAACAGAAGTGCCATATGGAACATATTTATCATTTCCAAGAATTCTAAAGTGAGCCATTTGCCAATTCTCAAACGTAAGACCCCCAGAGTTCCACTGAAACTGAATATAGTTTGGATTTGTCGGATCTTGCCCCTCCATCCGTTCAATCTCTTGAGTGGGCAACCCAATAGCGTTGGTAACGCCTTTGCCATCTTCAATTTCTAAATATAAGAAGAAATCACCCGCCTTGCACATTGTTCGGCACCAACCAAACAAGTTAAATTCAACATTTAAAATATTTTGATAAAGATCGTCCAACAATTGCTTAATTTCAAAGTTTTTGCAGTCAATTGTTAATAGTTCATTGATGAAAGTGGAAGTGGTCATTTCATCTGCGTAGATATCAAGAGCCGACGCTATCTCCGGCATAAATTCCATTTGATCAAAATCAGCATACCTTTCAGCACGACCTTGAGCCGCCACATAATTGTAAGTTAAATTCGAAAAAGGATCATACACAGATTTTTTAAACTGTTGTCCCGACGTTGAACGGAATTTATATTTGTCTAGCTGCCGTCTTCTTTCTTTGCGATAAGTTTGAGTTCGCAGATTTACAATCGGACCAGAAAAAAGCCTTGTTAACCTTCGGAAAAGGTTTGAATCTGGATTTCTATTTCGTTTTTTAAAATCGTCACTTGGATTAGCCATTATTTTTAACCTTTATAAACCCAACCATATTCTTCATGTTGTTTTTTTGCATCGTCTCTTTTTTTCTCGAGATCTAATTTTCTATTATACCCCTGTTGACCCGGAACTTTAACATCTATTTGAGTATTTGCCAAAAACATGCCGCCAATTAAAGCTTTTTTGTACTCATCACTTCTTCTATTAGCAATAATAGCTGTGTCCCTCACCCAACATGCTATAGCCAAAGACATAACCAAGTCATCATTACAACTCCTCATTGCCTGTGGTCGACCATTATTCCACACAAATGTACGCATTTCGTTAATTGTGCGCTTAGATTTAATCTTAATTAGTTTATTTCTTATGAATTCTTCTAATTTTGCTATAATTAGTGGTCTAGATTTAGATGATGTTGCAAACCCGGGAACTGAATTGTTTGTCGACTCGGCTACATAAGACTCAATGTATTCTCCGCTGCCTTTGATTGAAAAATAAATATTTTTATATTCCATATTTATTAATTTTTCTATCACAG